CAATGGTAATGATCTTTTTGCTTACCAGCAAAAGGACAAATACCGTCTAATATACTGCAATATTCAAACAATTAGTTATATTCAGAGCTATATTGATCGTATATAAAGTCTAATGTTTCTATTTCACGTAAAGCTTCCATAGCATATTCAGCCATAAAAGCCGGATTGCCATTACGAAGCATAGCTATTACGTGAAAAGCTTTTATAGCTATTGCTAATTGCTGATTCATACGATTTTTTTCTGATATACCATTATTCTGAAGTTCTATTTCACTTTGGTACTTCATTTTGTTCACTTTTCCTTTGTAATGTAAGGCGTTTATCTTCTTTAGCGATAGTATCTGCTATTTGCTTTGTCATATCCACCTGTATTGTGTCTGTTATCATTTTTTTATTTGGTTTCATTTCCAATAAGTCCATTAGCGTGTCATTTGCTTTTAGAAAATTATTAACATCCCCTTTACTTTCAGCCATTTTTAAAGCTATAAGTACATTATCTAAAGCGAGTTCTTTGCTTATCCCTTTCTCGCTTAAAAGTTCTTTTAATTTCTTTTCAACCATTTGTTTTGTTACCTTTTGTTTTAAAAATCTTCTAACAGTTGCTACTGGTTTTTCTTGCTCTGGTCTATATACGTTACCAAGAGTTTCATAGTCAACTTTTCCATTATTAAGCAACATTTGTGCGTAAGCACTAACAGTATTCTTAGCACGTGTAGTTTTAGATTCCTGCTCATCCCACTTCCTTTTTGGATTAGTTTTGCTAAATACTCCATAATCGTAATTTATTTCAAATAATATTTTAGAGAATCTGCTTGCCCAACCCACTCCACAGGTAAGTTTAACAAATGTTTTTGTATTTCCGTGTTTGTCCGTGTAATCTTTTCTATCGTAGCATTTGGCAACATAGTTATCATCAGTATATGCCCAATCACCGACCTCTGCTTCTTTCCAATATATGATAGCAAGCCCCTTTTCGGCAGCTTCAGCCTTAGTATATACTCTATGAAGTTTCGTTTTACCATTTATTCTACGTTTTATTTTCATAAATTTCCTTAGTGTAGCTACTCTATAATAGTGGCTCTACTTATAGTATAGCTAAACTATTATTATATAATATACTATTCTAATCCATACTCTTTTTAGTATCAATTCCCATTTTTTGAGCTACAATGCGATTTATTATCTGATATTCAGCTTCTAGCTCATCGACACTAGAGTTCATTTTACTTGTGAACTCATCATATTCCTTCTTTGTCATAACTTTGCTTTCCCATTCGCCAGTTTTGACATTAAACACTTCGTATTTTCTTTGCGGTTTAGTTTTCATTTTACGCTTTAAGTTAACCACTTAACATTAAGTACTACAAGTAGTAAGTACTCTAAACCAAAATTGTAATAAGAATGTGTGTGAGGGAAGAGTGGTTAGGGTACCCCCCGTTAATTAGGGATGGGTTGCCTAATCCACGTTGAGTTCAGTTGCTTTAGTTCAGTGCCCCACGTGTGAGCTCGCACACTCACTCACCCAGTATCTATATATACACGTACACGGGACATTATATAATCCATACTCTACATAGGAGTATGCCTATGATAGTAGTGCTATATCTATAGCATATAACCATATAATTAGGAGGTACATAATTATGCAAGTAACACTATCAGATACATCAATGAATGCTATTAGAAGAGCAGTCAGAGCTGGAGTTGAACAGGGCGTTTTAGGAGCCCAACAGAAATCAATTGAAAACATTTCAGATAACATAGGTAATACACTAAAGAATACCTTAGACGGAATCGTAGAAGTCTTACCTGACTTAATTAAATCATTCAATGAAATAGATAAAATCATTGATAAATCATAAAAGAAGAGGGGGGTCTAAACCCCCCTT